CCGCTTACTTCGACATTTTCCTAGCCGCTGCAGATGGCCCTTATACTACTCGTGAGGCGGGTCTTTATGATGATGTCGGCGATCTTATTGCGATCGCTCGTTATGACCCTCCCATCAGTAAGCCAGTGCCGTCTAGCGGCCAGACCGTCGAGGGCACGGTTCGTCTGCAGGTGGCGTTTTCAAACATCGCCAATGTTACGATCGTAGTCGATCCATCATTTACCGTTCCCTTGCAACGTCTTTCACGCTTGCCATGGCTTCCAGTTAACTCAATGAGCGTAACCGCTCCTCCAGCATCGCCCGCAATAGGTGATGCTTATCTTGTGCCGACCGGCGCCACGGGATCATGGGCGGGGCAGTCGGGGAAAATTGCTGAATATACTGTCGCTGGATGGGGTATAATCGCCGCACCTGACGGCCACGGCATTAGTCTCCCAGATGGGCGCGTCTTCGAAAAGGTCGCAGGGACCTATATCGAGAAAACTGCACTTGATGTCCAGTCGGGCAAATGGAGCTACGGGGTAACTGCTGGTTCAGCAAATGCGCTAACCCTCTCGATTTCTCCAGCCCCGCAGGCTTACGTTGCAGTCTTGATTGTTCGGGCGCGCATTTCAACGACAAACACCGCTGCTGGCCCAACGCTGAATGTGAACGGACTGGGGGCGAAGCCGATCCGTTATAGCAACGGCCGCGATGTGTTCACTGGAGAACTGGCGTCAGGACGCGACGCCTTCTTCTATTATGACGGCACTGCCTTCATTCTCATGAACCCGATGCTGTACTTTGAGAAGCTTGCACCGAAAGCCGCGAGACGATGGGGTGCTTTCACTCCTGGCGTCGCTCTTTCTGATATTTCCGGTGTGAAATCTGCTAACAGCGCTCAAAGCATCGCGTCGATTACCGGCGTGACCTACTTGTCGGTTTCAGCATATTGCGGCGTTAAGAATATCAGCACAACATTTGCTGGCGTCATTGGCTATCTGGTTTTGAGGCGATCTGGTCAGGCAGATCAAGGTTCACAGTATCTCGGCCTTTACACCAACGGCTCCGGTTCAGAAGCGAGCAGCATCCAGCAGCCAATGACGCTTTCGGCTGAGTTCAACAACCTTGATCCAACGGCGACATACACCCTTTACCTGATGGTGGAAAAGGATCTCGCAACAGGTCCGATTGTCGTCCTGGACACCTACATTCGCGCTCTTTCAGATTGAGGCCAGCTATGAAGTATTTCCATATAGTCGTTGATGGCCGCGAGGTTTGGGGTTCTGGTCCGGTCTTGCCCGAGGATGCGACTGAAATGTCGGAAACCGAGTGGCAGGCCGGAATAGACGCTGCACGTATGCAGCCACCGGCAACGCTCTTACAGATCAAGTCGGCGCTTAAAGTCGGCATTGATGCAGCCGCAGAAGCTGAACGCTTGAAATACATCACGCCGGGTCATGGTCAGGCGATGACCTATCAGCAGAAGGTGACTGAGGCGCAGGCGTTCAAAGCTACAACCAATCCGCAGCCATCAGACTATCCGATCCTATCATCAGAAGTCGGCATCACTGCTGAAACGATTGGCGAGGTTGCAGACGTAGTTCTTGCTGCCTTCGCACAATGGCAGCAAATTGGCGCAATGATCGAAAGCGTTCGCTTGGGTGCCAAGCGCGATATTGATGCCGCTGCCGATGAACCGGCGGCGCGTACCATTTTTGATGCGATAGAGTGGCCACACCCGGCGCTCTGATTTTCCCTAAAAACCTGACCCGCTGAGGTCTCAATCCAAGGAGTGCCGCTATGGCATCTGTGTCCTTTCACCATGGCACGCGTGTATTCGAAAGTGCCGAAACCCCGCTTCTGGTACGCATTGCGCGCACTGCTGTCATAGGTTTGATCGGCACCGCGTCAGATGCTGACCCGTTGTTGTTCCCGTTGAATAAGCCGGTGCAGATCCTGCGCCCGCAGGATGCGGCAACTCTCGGCAATGCCGGTACGCTGAAAGACGCTATCGACAGCATTTTCGACCAGGTTGGCTGTCCGATTATTGTGGTTCGTGTTGAGGAAGGCGAGACGACGGCGGAAACCTGGTCGAACCTGATCGGCGACCAGACTGCCTTTACCGGTGTCCATGCATTCCGGCGTGCATCGTCGGACGGTCTTTATAAGCCTAAGTTGCTTATTGCGCCCGGCTTCACTCAGACCTCGCCAGCCGACGGCATTGCCTCGATCAATGTGACCGCTGGCGGAACCGGTTATGATGCTGACACGACAACGGTTGCGGTTACGGGCACTGGATCGGGTGCGGTCGCTGAGGCTGTTGTTGCCGAAGGCGCGATCACTGCGATTACCGTACGCAAGGCTGGCTACGGCTATACCGGGACGCCGACGGTTACGATCACCGGCAAGGCGGGATCCAAGGATGCAACCGCAACTGCCAATATCGGTTCTGTTATGAACCCGGTTGTTGCCGAGCTGATGGGTGTGGCGGAAAAGCTGAAAGCCGTTGCTTATATCGACGGGCCGGACACGACCGATCAGGCTGCAGTGCAGTCCAGTGGGCTGATCAATTCAGGGCGCATCGCGATTTGCGATCCGAAAGTCTTGAAGTATGACACGGAGCTTGATGCCAATGTTCCAGCCCCATCCTCACCGATCTTCGCCGCCAAGCAGGCGAAAATGGATCTGGAGCAAGGTTTCTGGTGGTCCGGTTCGAATGTCGGGATCTCCGGTATTGTCGGCGTCAACCGTCCTATCGAATATGGCGACCAGTCGAACTACCTCAATGAAAACCGGGTCAACACTATCGTCAATATCGATAATACTGGCTTCCGGCTCTGGGGTGTCTGGACATGCGCGGCAGAACTTCTCTGGCAATTCATTTCTGTGCGGCGCACTGCTGACGCGATCAATGAAGCGCTGGAAAAGGCATATCTCGAATTTGTCGACAAGCCGTTCTCACGCGCCAATCTGAAATTCATGGTCGAGGGCGGGCGCGCGTTCCTCCGGCAGATGGAAGCCGAAGGCGCAATTCTGCCTGGCCATGATTGCTGGCTGTTGGATACGAACACCGACAACGATATGGCGCAAGGCATCATCAAGCTTGGTGTGAAGTTCGAACCGCCTGCACCGATGGTTGATATTCGTATTACGGCTTATCGCAATATCGCGAGCTATACACTGCTGCTCAACCAGGTTGCGCAGGAAATCACTTCCGGATCGGCTGGCTAAGCGCCAGCCCATCCCACTCCAGATCTTACACTTCAACGTCATTAAGGGGTTAGGCTCATGTCTGACATGCCGCGTTATATCCTGCGGAACTGCACCATTTTTGCAGACCGCGTATCGAAGATCGGGCAGGCAAGCGAGATCACGCTGCCGGTGCCGACGGAAAAGGTCGAGGAACTGCGCAACGCCGGTATGGTGCTGCCGATTGATGTTCCGATGGGCTATGAGAAGATGGAGGCTAGTTTCAAGCTCTCCGGCTTTGATCCTCAGGTTATCACGCTGTTCGGCCTGGAAGTCGGTTCCGAACGCGAGTTCATGGTGACCGGTGCGCTCGTGCACGAGGATGGCACCGTCGTCAATGCAACTGCGTATATTCGCGGTCGCCTCATCAAGAACGATCATGGCGCCTGGAAGCCGGGTGACATGGCCGAAAACGATTTCTCGATCACGCTTCGCTACTACAAGCTGGAAGTCGAAGGGGCGACCCTGATCGAAATGACGCCGTTTGATGTGTCCATCGACGGCACGTCACGCACGCAATCCATCCGCAGCGCGCTGCTGGCATAATCAGCGTAGTTTCAAGGACACGACAACATGACTGATAAAAACACAGTCTTGCTTTCCAAGTCTTATAAGCTTGGTGGCACGAATACCAACCAGATTGAGTTTCGCGAGCCTAAGCTGGCAGACCTAATCGCCGTCGAAAACGTGGCCAAAGGCGGAGGCAACAATCAGGTTATGGCGCTGATGATTGCTCAGCTATCCGGATCCACCTATCCGGAGGTAGCCGAATTCAGCGTGGCCGACTACGAGCGTTGCACAAAGGTGGTGTCGCCTTTTTTGCGGCAGGGCACCTCGGATGGCGGCGCCTGACAATCTGGCTTAGCCAGAACCTTTACACCCCGATATCGACGTTTCTGGAAATGACGCCGCAGGAAGTCTTGCTGTGGCGTGATGAGGCCGTCGATCTGATGAAAGCAAAGAGAAAATAATGGCTGTCCTGAGTTCCAAGCTTGTTGTTTCGCTTGTCGATCAGATCACCGGGCCCGCTCGCGGTGTTGCTGCTGCGCTCGACGGTCTCAACCGTCGCGCCAGCAGAACCACGTCCGCGATCATGGGGGCGGGCGGCGGCTTTTCCGTCGGGGCGCTGGCTCGCAATCTTGTCGCCATTGGTGCAGGTTATGTCGGTGTTCGTGAAGGTATCGGCGGAACCGTCGGTGCTGCAATGAAATTCGAGGAAGCTTTCGCCGATGTCCGCAAGGTCGTCGACGGCACGCCTGCGCAATTGTCCGTCGTTCGATCCGAGATCCTAGGACTATCGAAGGAACTCCCGGTAACTGCCGATGGCCTTGCTTCGATCTATGCTGCTGCCGGTCAGTCCGGCGTTGCCTTGCAGGAACTGACCAAGTTCTCTGAAATGGCGGCAAAGGTCAGCGTGGCGTGGGATACGTCGCAGGGGGAAACCGGCGATGCGCTAGCAAAGATCAAGACCCAGCTTGGTTTCAACGTCGACCAGATCGGTTTGCACGCTGACGCCATCAATCACCTTGCAAA